GGACTTGCCGGCCAGCGGCGTCCAGTCGGTCTTCTCGACGGGTGCTTTCGCACCATTCATGGCCGTGGTCGCGGCAAACCCGGCCTTGATCAGGGCCTCAGCGCACTTCTCGCCCTCGACCAGCACGATTTCCCGGGCTTTCACCAGGGCTGGCAGGTTGTACAGCGGACGCGGGTCTGGGGCTCGCCACATGCGGGCGCGCACATCCCAGGGTCTGTACTCCTTGCCGCTTGGCGGTTCGTAGCGGTAAACGCAGGCTATCAATTCGCCATCGGCGCTGACGTAGTCCCACTTGGCGGTGTAAGGTCCGAGTTCATCCATCGGCACGGTGCGCACATCTCGACGCAGCGACGGCGAGACCGGTGGCGAATACCCCAGCCACTGCCGGATATCGTCAGTGATGCGCGGAAAATCGTGGCGCGTGGAAAGACCCCGTGATCGCGCCCAGGCAGCGATCAAATCGCCACCGTCGTCATCTGCGAAGTCTTTCCATAAGCCCCGCCGAGGCCCTTCCAGTTCGACGACCAGGCTCTTGCCAGGCGAGCCATCGACATCACCAACATAGAACTTGTTGCCCCGGATCAGCCCGCTGGGAAATAGGTAGAGAAGCACGGACTCAAGCCGATCCAAGAGGCCTGCGCGCAGTGCTTCCGTGTCACAGGCAAGCTCCGCGCGTTGCTCCGGTGCGTTGTTGTAGTCCAGCCAGACGATGGTGTCCGCCGTCATGCTGAACCCCAGCAACGGTCTTGCCACGCGCAGAACTTGCACTCCTGGTGGCTGGGCGTGGTTGCAAAACGCGGCAGGACCTCGCTGGCGTTGGTAGCAGTGATCACGCGCACGGCACGGTCCGACATGCGCTGCGCCAGTCCACCGTCAAACGGCAACAATTCGAACCAGATTTCCTGGGTGTCTTTGTTGATTGCAGTAAAAAGCGCTGGATTATCAGCAATGCCAGGAATGCCGACCTCCATGTACGCCTGATAGACTGCGACCTGTGCGGCATAAACAGGCTTGGACTTGGCAACCCCATGCTTAACGGTGTCGCGCCAGGACTTGTCGTTCATGGTCTTGAACTCCCAGATGGCGGGATAGCTCAGACCCAGATCAGCAGGGCCGGTGTTCAAGATGCCGTCGACATGGCCGCGTATTCGGCCGCCAGCCACCGAGAAGCCGAACTGGCCGCCTTGGGCCTTGCGTGTATACAGATCAAATCCGGCCAAACTTAGCCAGCGGATGGCCAAGTCCTCCAAGGTGTGACCGACTTCAAAGATGCGCAATAGGCGGCCCGAGAAATCACGACCGACGTCGACCGGTGTGTGCTTGTACTCATACTGCAAAGCACGCTCGCAAGCGACCCCGAGGCGCGAGGCACCGAGATAGTCACGCGGCCTCTGACCCGCGCGTTCGCGGATCAGTGCACCATCGATCAGGCTTGTGATCTGATCTTGAATTTTGGGGCGAGAGTTGAAGTCCAGCATCAGAATGGCGCTCCCATGGATGAGGACTTGCTTTTCCGGGCCAGTCGCTCCTCCAAAAACGCAAGATCCCTGGCGGCCATGCGTTCGTGCTCAGACGTCATGTGCTCCTGATAGGCCGTGACCACGACATCGATAAGGGTCATCACCTCCTCGCGGCTGTAACTCGCCAGCGGGCGGTCCATGCCGATGGCGCCCACAAACTCGCCCAAAGGCGACAAGCAACACCCCATCGCGGCCATTTCCATTTCACTCGGATCAATCATTTGTCCCTCCGTTTTGTTCATGAGCGTTGAGAACGCGTTTTGGCAGCGCCGCGAGCAAAACACCAACTTGTCGGAATAGCGGTTGAGGTCGCCGAGTTTGATGCTGGCGTTGAACCAGCCAAAGCCTTTGGCTTTGCGGGAGCAAACGGCGCATTTCACGCAAGCTCCATCGCACTGGATACATGCGCGTCGTTGGCCGCTGTCACCAGCCGCTGAATCGCGTTCTTGTTGAACTGAAACGACAGCAATGCCGACGCCTGGTAGCGGGTCATGCCGAAATCGGCACGCATTGGCTCTGGCAGGTAACCCAGTTGCTTAGGCGTCGGTGGCTCGTTGAGCCAGCGCCTGGTCTTGTGTGCAGAATCGGCCGACTCGTGGTCATTGAGCCAGTCGTCTGCCTTGGCCATGCAAACCGTGCGATCGCCAACGGCCAGCAACTTCGGGACCAGCGACTTGGCACCTCCTATGGCATGCCAGCGACCGTTCAGAAAGAACACGCCTCCCCAGGCACTGAAGCCCGTGGCCATCAACGCGTCGTCACAACCAAACAGGTCGCACCAGCGAAAGTTCGAGCGTTTCAAAAGATCGATCTCGCTCATGATGAAGTCAGACAACTCACCCACATCGTCAGGGCTGCGTTCCCAGACATGGCCGCAAAGCGGGCACTCCATGCAGGCCAGCGGCACGATGGCATCACAGTCCGGACAATCTTTGGTAGGCGCGTCGCCATCGTGGGGATGACCATCGAGGTTGACCTCCTGCTCGAGTGCCCCATGCATAAGGCTGGCCGTGCCGAAGTCCAGAACGATGCAATCGGTTTTGATGACGCAGGGAAACTCCTCGGGGTCCACGGTGCGCAGGCCACGCCCCACCATCTGGATGAAGGTGGACTTGTAGGAACTCGGGCGCAGCAGCACGATACAAGCGGTGGGCGTGTAGTCGTAACCTTCGGTGAGCACCGCGACATTGACGACCACTTGGGCTTGACCAGTTTCGTAATCCTTCAGGCGCGCCTTGCGCTCGGCGTCTGATAACTCACCGTGGATCAGCACGGCATGAACACCTGATGCCACAAATGCATCACAGACGTTTTGCGCATGGGTGACCGTCGAGCAAAAGATGATGGTCTTGCGGTCGGCAGCTTTCTGTTTCCAGTGCGCGATCACTGCATCGGTGATAAGCGACTTGTTGAGAATCGATGCAACTTCGTCCATGTCGAAGTCCATCGCCGTGCGCCGCACTTTTTGCAGAGCCTCCTGCGCGCCGACATCGATCACGAAGGTGCGTGGCGGCACCAGGTGGCCGGATGCAATCATCTCACCCAGACTGATCTGATCAGCCACGTTGGTGAAGACCTCACGCAGTCCTTGGCCGTCGCCTCGATTCGGGGTGGCGGTCAGGCCGCAGATGCCAGCCTTTGGATTCTTGTCCAGCACCTGATCGATGACAGCGCGGTAGCTGGGGGAGGATGCGTGATGTGCTTCATCAATGACCAGCAAATCGAGCGTGGGGATCTGCTTCAAATGCGACGGGCGAGACAGGGTCTGCACCATCGCAAAAGTAGCGTTCCCCTCCCACGATTTTTCATTGGCGTCGAACACTGAGGTTGTGAGGCCAGGATTGACCCGAGAGAATTTGGCTCGGTTCTGGCCCGTCAGTTCGGTGCGGTGAGCGAGAATGCAGACCTTGGCATCGGGCTCAGACAACAGGCTGCCGGCCACCGCCGACAACATGATGGTCTTGCCAGATCCGGTAGGCGCGACAGCCAGCGTGTTGCCATGCTGGGCGAGCGCGTCCAAGGTTCGTTTGACCAGCAGTGATTGGCGGGGACGGAGCATCATGATGTCGGTCCTCCCTTACTGAGCCCAACTGGGGCGGCCAGGTATGGGATCGCGTCCCGTGGCCTGTGCGTAGGCATTGGGTGCGATGGTGGCATTGGCGGCCTGTGTTGCCGGTGCGGTCGCCGCACTGCGTGGCGCAACCATGGCCGCTGCATAGTCCTTGTGGTCAGGTGTGATCGCCGACTTGATGACACTTTTATCCTGGCCGTTCTGGTCCTTATCCCAGTCGACCTTGCCCAGAAACTCGATGCCATCAAGATCAGCGAAACCGCTAATGCGCCGTGCGTTCTGTGCGGCTGGGCTGTTGTCTCCTGGATGGACATTGCGTGCCGAGTTGAGGATGGCCTTGACGAACGTGCGGCCCATGTTGGCCCACTCAGACCCTTTCGGGCTGTGCAGGCCAATCAGCGACCACATCTTGCGGCGTGCGTACTCTCCTTCCATGACCACGAATTCGCAGTTCAGGTAGACCGAGCCGGTATTGACGTTGCGAGTGGCGTAGCCACCAGTCCAGCCTTGCGACAAATCGTCGTGGCCGCCCGGCTTGACGGTCATGCGAACGCGCACGAGGCTGCCTTTGGGGATCAGGTCGAAGGAGGTTTGTTCGGAAGCGGAATTGAAATCGAAATAGGTCATGATCAGGACTCCTGAGTTAAATTGGATTCGGGGGTGACGATGGAGATAGCGCTGGGCCGAGCGAAATCGAGCCGCTCGGGCGCAGGTCTGGCTGGGCCGGCGATCTTTTCCATGAGACGCCCGAGGTTCGGCTCCTCAACGGTGTCGAGGCGACCTGAGCGGTCCTTGGCCGGATAACCCCATGCGTTCAGTGTGTGGCAGACGAAGGCGCGATAGCTGGCACCGTCATCGCCTTTGATCTCGGCCAGGGTGACGACTTCATCGACGATGCCGGGCAATTCCAGACCGGTTTTGGAGCCGTCGATCTGCAGCGAGAAAACGCGACGATTAAAGTCATCGAGTGCTTCGTTGAGGATGCCGACAAACCACACGTTCTTGCGCC